AATGTTGAACATCTTGTGTCTTTTATGCTCGATTCAGATTCCCCAGATGGCGATTTGAGTAAATTAAGTTCATGGGGGCTCGTACACAGGTCATATGGAGATACTATAGTTTTAATTGACTTCGGGTTAACAAATAATGTATATCAATCATATTATGCTTAATAAATAAAAAATGTCAAAACAAATTTCATACGCAACAAGAGATTTTGCCAGTCTTCGAGATGACTTGGTTAAATTAACACAGCAATACTATCCAGATTTAATTTCTAATTTTAATGATGCTTCAATTTATTCAGTATTATTAGATTTAAATGCAGCAGTAGCCGATAACTTACACTTTCATATTGATAGGGTATGGCAAGAAACAATATTGGACTTTGCCCAACAAAGACAATCGTTATTTCATATTGCTAAAACATATGGGATTAAATTACCGGCACTTAGACCATCAGTTGCGTTATGTGACTTTAGTATAAATGTACCTGTTAATGGAGATAAAGACGATGAAAGATACGAAGGAATATTAAAGGCAGGATCTCAAGTTTCTGGCGGCGGGCAAGTGTTTGAAATTATTGAAGATGTGGATTTTTCAAGTCCTTTTAATAGTAGAGGGGATTCTAATAGATTAAAAATACCAAATTTTAACACCAATAGAAAATTAGTATCGTATACAATAACGAAAAGAGAAGCTGTTGTTAATGGTATAACAAGAATATATAGAAAAGTTATTACCGATGTAGATCAAAAACCATTTTTAAAGATATATCTTCCCGAAAAAAATGTTTTAGGAGTATTATCAGTTATTCATAAAGATGGAACAAGTTTTGGAGGAAATCCGACTTCAGATGAATTTATATCTTCAACAAATAAATGGTATGAAGTTAAATCATTAATTGAAGATAAGGTTTTTATTGAAAATACAACAGCAGCGTCCGATAGTAGTAATTTTAAAGCTGGCGATTATGTTCAAGTTACAAATAAATTTTGTACAGAGTATATGCCAGAAGGTTATTTTGTATTGACTTTCGGATCAGGTAATGTCGATCCATTGGATAACCTTGATAATTATATGAATGAAACAATGACAGTAAACATTGCCACATTCTTAAATAATACATCATTAGGGGCTATACCAAAACCAAATACAACATTGTTTATAAAATATAGAATTGGTGGTGGTAAAGATTCAAATATTGGTATTAGTGTTATAACGACTATGGACTCATATGATTATGTGGTAAATGGCCCAAATGCGTCAATAAATAGTCAGGTAAACCAATCAATGAGAGTAACAAACGTTACACCAGCAATTGGTGGAGCAGATGCCCCAACAATTGAAGAAATAAGAAATATGGTGGCTTATAATTTTGCAGCTCAAAATAGGGCAGTAACATTAAATGATTATAAATCAATGATCGAAACTATGCCATCTACATTTGGCGCGCCAGCAAAAGTTAGCGTAATGGAAGAAGATAATAAGGTTAGAATTAAATTATTATCATATGATGAAAATGGGGCATTAATTGATATAGTTTCAAACACATTAAAAAACAACGTATTAAATTATCTATCTAATTATAGAATGCTAAATGATTATTTGGATATACAGAGTGGTGAAGTCATAGATATGGGATTAGAGATTGATTTAGTTGTTAATAAGAATGAAAATTCAACTGACATTATAAAATCTGTTATTGAACAAACAACAACATTTTTTGACCCTGCAAATAGAAAAATGGGTGATCCGTTATTGGTTGGAGATTTAAAAAGAGAAATAGGTAATGTTGGTGGAGTTGTAAACGTGGTAGATGTTAGAGTTTATAATAAAATAGGTGGAAGTTATTCATCATCACAAGTATCTCAGTCATATGTAAGTAATATAACTAAAGAAATTGCACAGTCAGATGGAACTATTTATATGAAGTCAAATCAGATATTTCAGATTAGATTTCCTAATATAGATATAAAAATAAGAACAAAAAATCTCTCTTCGACTACATACTAATTTGTTTTTTATGTATCTTATAGAAAACTGAGAAGTTTCTATTTATATATGATGATACAAAAGCATAGAATATACACGAACATAGGTCGAGATCAAAAAATCAATGTTGAAATCAAACAGGAATGGAACCTCATTGAAATACTCTCACTAAAATTCTCACAGAAAGATATTTACGCATCGGGCGCTTGCTCGGAATATGTGGTTGTTGTTGGTCGTATTTCCGCCAATAATGGATTTGGCATTCCAAATGCTAAAGTTTCAATTTTTATTCCGCAATCCGATCTTGATGTAAACGACCCAGTTATTTCAAAATTATACCCATATACAACAGTATATGATAAAGATGAAAATGGATATCGATATAATTTATTACCAGCAAGACAGCAACATTCGGGTCATTCTCCAACAGGAACGTTTTTTGACCAAGAGGATATATTAACTAGAGAAGAATGTCTTGAAGTATTTGAAAGTTATTATATCTATACAGTTAAAACAAATGGCGCCGGCGATTTTATGATTTGGGGAGTTCCAATTGGATCGCAAGTCTTACATGTAGATATTGATTTATCAGATATTGGTTGTTTTTCGCTCAGACCGTATGATTTTATAAGAAAGGGCGTTGGGATTGATGAATTTGAAAGATATTACAAATTTAAATCAAGTTCTGATATTGATGGATTACCGCAAATAGTTTCATATGATCAGACAATAAATGTCTATCCATTCTGGGGAAATGAAGAACTATGTGAAATAGGAATAACAAGAACAGATTTCGATTTATCAAGTAAGGGTATTACAATATCGCCAATGTCATTAATCTTAGCATCAGCAGTAACAGATGATAATAGTGACGCTGTTAAGAGAAGTGGAAGGATTAAGAAAAACGCCGGATATAAATGTAATTTACAGACTACAAGTGGAAAGGTCGAATGCATTCGATATACGGGACGTAAAGTTTATGCGTCCGATGGCGTCACTCTTTATCCAGAGTTGGAAACTTTAAACATTACTGAAGTTATTGATGAAAACGGTATTCTTATGGCGGTTCTACCAATGAATTTAGAATATGTGTATACAAACGAATTGGGTGAACAAGAAATAACAAATGATAGAAATAAAGGTATTGCAACCACCGCTATCGCTAGATTTAGATTTGGCTTAGACATATCGAGCGGTAAAATAACTGCAGCAAAATATCTTGTTCCCAATATCAGAGAATATAATCCAAATTCGGATGGAACATCTCATGGATATGGTGATAATATAGAATACGATGAAGGTATGTTAGCAACATATCAATTTTCTGAAATATTTGAAGATTATATAACCGTGACTCCGCCAACAGGGGTAACAATATATTCAACAAACTATAATACATCTGCGAAATCAAATAAAAAGAATCTAATGCTCGGAGTTAATAATAACAACATACCAGAAGATTATTTTTATAAATTTATATATGGTAAAGTTTACGCGGTTTCTTCGTTTCAAGGTTCGCATTTTGATGGAAATAAACGAGATTCGTTTTTGGGAATTAAACAAATACGACCAACAGCAGATGAAGATTGTGCGTCTAGATCCAATTATTTTCCAACTAATTTTGGATATAAAAATAGGTCCAAGTTTAGTTTAATATTGTCCCAAGTATTATTATTCCTACAATATATTGTTACTGTTATTTTTGTAAAAATTGGGGAATTATTGGGAAAATTCTTCTATACTATATCTAGATTTTTTTATGGATTAGGAATTGGAAAATGGAGGCCGTTTAGGAAGTTTTCTCAACAATTAGAGGATTTGGCATATAGAATTCAAGATAGGTTTACACAGCAACTTCCGTTAACAACTTATCCTGATTGTGAAGAATGTTCGTCGACGGATACTTCTGTTTTATCTGACACATCATATTCTGATTCATATTGTAGACTTGCTGAAATTAAATTAAAAGTTCCAACTCCTCTTACTACTCCAATCCTTGGCGATCCAATTATATTATTTACCACAAATTCTCCAAGTAATGATAATTTTCGTAATGCCATAACAGATTCAACTTTTTTGACAGGTACGACAGAAACATCTAGTTTTTTTGATAATACCGAAACCGCAAG